CAACTAGGATTTCAAGGGTCGATTGTGCTTTTGATACAACTAACGCAAAAGGGTACCAAGTAGCCTGTAGACTCCTCGGTTCCAATATGAGCGAGCAGAATTTCACTCTTATGGGAATAGCTGGTGATACAGCAGATGCAGCAGCAGCAGTTGGATTCCAGTCTATCCCGGTTAATTTCGATATAACGGGAGTTAACAACATTGACCTTCAGATAGCTGTGCAATTTGCGGCTGGAGGGTCTGCATCCGCAAGTTCTGGCTCAGTGACTCTTTACTTCGAGTAAGCCTTGCATGGCTAAAAAAGAAATAGCAACGTTTCTAGGTCCTCAATTAGGACTTTCTACCTTAGGGGAGCATGCTTATGGTATGAGTGGCTCTGTTACTGATGGCGGTTCAGATACTGCCGCCACAACCCTCCTAGATTTTCAAAGTGGTAAACAGTATATTATCGGAACTATAGATTTTACTAATAACGTTGCGTCAGCTCACAACATATATTTTACGATTAGTTTTAATGGTCTCTTAGTAAATGAAACAAAAGAAGCTACGGCGGCTTTAATTCCTTTGAAATATGATATCTTGATTCCTCCATTAACTGAAGTTGTTGTAAAATGGGGAGCGGGTACCACGGGAGAGGGTTCTGTTATGTTAGTTGGTAGAGTCTATGTATGAGCCTTGCACCCTCTAAATCAGTATCAAGAGTCCAAGAGGGAAATATTTATGGGTGGAGTGGACAGCAGGATTTACAGTCATCCGCTATTACCTTATTAGATTACAACAATCCCTCTTTTTTTTACTTAACAAGGATGACAGTAGCTTTAGATTTTAGTACACAAGTAGCTGGTCAAACCCTATCTTTTTCTATTAATGTAGATGGACAAGGTCTTATGCTTGCCAAATATGTTTTGACTGCTGAAAATATAGGGATCCAACCGAGACCTTATGAATTTATTATTCCTCCCAATTCATTAGTTAAAGTACAAGCTACGCAATCTAATAGCGTTGGGTCAATAGGAGTCACTCTAGTAGGTTTTCGATTATGAAGAAATCCGAAATACCATGGGAAGCCATTGCTAGAATAGTAGCGCCCATGCTTACTCCGATAGTACTAGCGGTTGCATGGATTTTCTTATCCAAATCAAATACAACAGTTAGCAAATTATCTACTGTATTTGCTTTAGCTGAATTAACCCCAACAGTTGATTTAAATTTGCCTAGTGGAATCGTTTTGGCTTCGTTTTACCTGAACTTAAAAAAGCTTGAACCGAAGATTGATGAATATATCGAAGGCTACGAAAAATATAAGGAAAAATGGGAAGAACGGAAAGAGGACCTTGATGAGGATACTTTAGGCACGTTATGGGAGTGGTTGACATGGGATATTAGAAAAACGGAAGGATTCAAGGACCTATGAAAAATACACCTGGCATAATTCATAATTTACGTTTATTTTGCTCCCTGGACTGTTTATATACCCAAATATGGCATTTTAATTTTCTAAGCACAAAAAGATTAGATCCAGTAACACACGTTCTTTATATACAATGACCGACGCAACGTTTTACATAATTTGGTTATTTTCGTTTTTTTTATATTTTGGAATTTACACATTATGGATACCTCTCAAAACTCAAATGCGTATCGAAAAATGGTTAAGGTCAGCAGAAAGTGACGACACTCTTCTCTTATCTCTAGATGTCATAACAACACGCATTCGAGAACAGATGTTAATTGATTTTGAAGAGTTTATGCTTCCACAAGCTAGAGAGAATTTGCAAAAGTTTTGGGCTGGAGCAATGGGAAATGTAGCTAAAGATTTAAAAAATTCTGAGGAAGGGTCTCAATTGTCGATGCTTCATAATATGACTAAAGAATTAGATTCACAACCGTGGTACATTCAAATGGCAGCTAGTCGATTGCTGCCGATGTTGGGACGGTCGGCGACTAGTGCCGCCGACAATCCCATAACGGACGCAGTGGGACGCATGGGATTACGCAAATAACGCACCTACAACGCCCCTTAACGCTCCAAACTCGCTCTTTTGATACACTACCTTACTAAGCTCCTCCATTAATCTTTCTGCCGCAATTGGAGCAAGTCGCAGATACACGACCCCAGTTCACGTTATAACACTCGCAGAGCATCTTTAAGCCGCTTCCCATCGCAGACCGTCTGACGCCTTCCATACCCAATAATAAACGCCTTCTTTAGGCCAATGGGATGCACTTACGAAGTCTTTTAACAGATAAAAAGACGAAGTAGAATATGATTCCTTAATTTTAGTTTCTTCTTCAGGGGAATATTTCTCTCCATCCACAATAACTAAGCGGCATGATATCTTTACCCCTTCTTTTATACCCCCATCCGTAGTAATGTTAACTTTATCAACACGGTCTACAGTAACAAGGGTCATATCATCATCCTTTACGACAAGGTATGAATCACGTTTCAGCAATGGTGCTGAAATGTCAGGCTTTACGAATACTTTTTCGGACTCGTCCATGTTCTACTTATGGTTAAATAGCTATTTAACTAATATGGAAGGGAATACAGTTATATAATGGATTAAACTATAATCAGTTATGCCTGTTGGGGTTTATCGAAAGAAAAACAAACGTGGTAATTGGATGTATTTTCGTGATGGAAAACTCATCAAGAAATCCTCGTATGACTCGTCCAAGTCTCGAAAGCGTTCTAACCCTAAACGGGCATACAACAACCCCAAAAAGAATAATAGGAGCAAATATATGAAACGAATTCCACACCCCTCGATAACGGGATTAACCAGTTTAGCGGTTATAGGTAGTTGGCTTAACAGTAAGTCAGGATGGACCGCAACAGCACCCGGTAAAGACTCAGTCAGCAATTGGTTACTGAAAGGTGACGTACAAAAAGCAACCAATCGTTTGGCAGAAAATTTAAAGAGTACATTAACCAATTCATCCGGACGTAAAGCCTTAGTTACTTCGGCTCTAGTCGCAACGGGTGGGGCAGTAGCACGTAAATGGTTCCCTAATACCAAAATTGGGACAGATAGATTCTATCTAAAACTATAAGGAAATAAAAATGTCAGCAACAACAATACAGAGAACATTCGACAGCACACCGACGGATAAAGCGTATTTTTCCATGACGGATAATATGCTGAGCAGTTCGTTAGGAAACATACAAGTCCCTCAGGGATCAACTAGGATTTCAAGGGTCGATTGTGCTTTTGATACAACTAACGCAAAAGGGTACCAAGTAGCCTGTAGACTCCTCGGTTCCAATATGAGCGAGCAGAATTTCACTCTTATGGGAATAGCTGGTGATACAGCAGATGCAGCAG